AATAAAGGAACAAATACACAGGTATTTGAATCTGTGTCAACTACACCTAACTATGGTCAGTTTGTTAAAGTAAAAGAGGTGTCAGGTGTTTTTGATCCAACAAGTTTACCAACACTAAGTTTGAGAAGTGCAGCAGCAACTTCACATACAAGTAGAACATTTGATGTAACTGCAGGTCCAGGATCAGAAATAGGTACTGCAACACTTAGATCAATTAAACACGATTCAGGAAATACAGATGTATCTGGTGGAGTATTCAGATTATTCTTAGATAATATTCAAATGACGTCAGGTCATTTTGCAAATGTTAAATCAGTATTCATTGCAAATGCAGTAACAGGAACAAGTAAAAATTTCTTAGGTGATACTGTTTTATCTAGTGCTAATTCAACTTATCTAGGAAATGCAACATTAGAAGAACCAACATTTAATACATTAGTTTATAGTTTACCATTCAAAGGGATCAAAACTATTAGAGATGGATCCAATAGTGTTGAAACATCTTTTCAATTTAAAAAAGGTTTTGATGTAACAATAGCTACAGATGGTACAGCTTCATTAGCAACAGGTGACTCAAGTCATACATTTACAACAAGTGGTACTTTAAGTAGTTCACAAAAAGATGAATTAATTACATTAGTTGCAAAAAATAGAGTAGTAAGTACTCAACTTGGAACAGTTTTAGCTAATAGTACTACAACAGCTGTTACTGGAACAGGAACAAAATTTAATTTATTAAAACCTGGTGATAGAGTTAGACTAGGTTCAACAAATGTATTTACTGTTAATGCTGTAACAAGTAATGTTGCAATGTCATTAACTACAACACCTTCAGCAGCACAAAATGTTGCAAGTGGTAATGCAATAGCAAAAGTTATTGAGAGTGGTCAAGTTGTTGATATGTCAATGACCGGTACAACTGGAAATGGAGCAGATAGAACAGTAGTAATAAATTCAACAACAACTGCAACATTAGATCTTAAAGAAACTTTTGATACTTCATTAGCAGCAAGAGCTATAGTTACTCTTAACAAAGTTAATGCAAAAGAAGCTGCTAAAACATTAACAGCTAATGTATTCGTAAGAATCAATCCTAATACACACTTTAATAAAACATCTAGTGGACCTTATCCACTTGGTGTAACTGATGGATTTAGAATAAGAAACATTTATATGTCAACTTCAAATAGTGTTGTTGCTAATACTACTGGAACAACAGATGTAACAAATGATTACTTTTTTGAAAGTGGACAAAAAGCTGGTTCATATGATATAGCACAAATTAGATTAAAATCAACAGGTACAGCTCCAACAGGACAA